CGCTTCAACCCGCACCAGATGATCCCCTGTAAGGGTTCATCGGTTTACGGTGACCCGGTGGCCAACTACCACCGCACCACCAAGGGCAAGAACGTGGGCACCTGGTTGTGCCACATCGGCACCGACTCGGCAAAAGAGACCTGGTTTAGCCGCTTCAAGCTGGAGCCCACCCTGAACGGTGAGCCCCAGGCCAACTACCTCCATCTGCCAGCCGCTGACTGGTGCAGTGAGCACTGGGTCAAACAGGCTACCAACGCCGTCAAGGTGCTCAAGCAATCGGGGCGGCGCCGCCAATGGGTATTTGATATGCGCAACAGCGGCGAGGGGGATGAAGCCCTCGACTGTCTGGTGGGCAACCTGGCCATGGAGCGGCTGGCCAGACAGATGTTTGGTCTCGACCTTGAACAAATCGCCAAGTCGATGGCGCAAGCCGCAGGCAAAGGCACCACAACCCCCAGACCCAAGCGCAGGAGCAAGGCGGGGAAAGTTACCGGCGGCCTGTAGGAGGGAGCATGCAATACACCACTGATGACCTGAACAATATCAGGGATGCCAAGAGAAAACTGGCGGCCGGTGAGCGAGTCGGCGAATTTCGCCATAACGGCATCCTGATCCGGTACGCCGAGGTCACCCTGAAAGACCTGACGAGAATGGAGGCGGAGATCTTGCGGGCGCTCAAGCCACGCCAGCGCCGCGTCATGCTGACCACTAGCAAGGGGCATTGATATGTGCGCTCAATCCGTTACCCCCGCTCACCCGAAAGGGGGGCGGGTAGTGCAAGGGTTATCTCACGGTGCCCGCATCAAAGCTCAATTCGAGGGGGCTGGTCATAGCCACCGGATGGGCCAGAAGGGTATGGGCACCGCCCATATCAACGGCGAACTGGGGCGTTCCCTGTCGGCCCTGCGCCGGCGTTCGATCAATGCCGTTCGCAACCATGCCTATGCCAAGACGGCATGTAATACCCACACCGACAATCTGATCGGCACCGGCATCACGGCCAAATGGAATAACCCCGAGCTGCAAAAGCTGTGGGATGCCTGGTGTAAAGCCTGCGATGCCGATGGTCTGGATAATCTGGCAGGCCTCCAGACCCTGATTGCCCGTGAGCACTTCAATGCGGGTGAGTCGCTGATCCGGCGCCGCTGGCGGGCCAAGGCAGACAGCCCCGGCATCGTCCCGCTGCGCCTGCAGGTGATCCCGACTAGCCAGCTGGACGAGAACCACAACGACGATATCAACAACATCGTGTGCGGCATCCAGCATAACCGCAGTGGCGAGCGCACCTTTTTCCACCTCAACCCGACCGCATCAGCCAGCAGCCCGCTTTACAAGATCCGCGTACCTGCAGCCGACATGATCCACCTGTTTGAGCGGTGGGAGGCAGGGCAGGTGCGCGGGGTGCCAGAGCTGACGGCGGTGCTGGTGCGGCTGTACGAGCTGGACGAAATGCAGGACAGCATCCTGCTGCGAGCTAAAACCGCCGCCCTGTTCGGCGGTTTTATCTATCGGGATAACGGCGCTGGCGGCGACCTGCCGCAAGAGAGCAATTCCGTTGATGGCGATATGGGGGAGGCTGTCGGCACCAGCGATGACGGCACGGTGATCGAGAAGATTGTCGCCGGTGGGCTCCACTACCTGGACGAGAACGAGCGGATCCTGTTCCCAGATATGCCTGACGTTGGCGCCAACTATGTGCAGTGGCTCAAGACCGAGCTGCGGGCCGTGGCCAAGGCGGTAGGGCTGACCTATGAGCAGCTGACCGGGGATCTTGAAGGGGTAAGTTACTCCTCTATCCGCGCCGGCCTGCTGGAGTTCAAGCGCCGCATCTTGCGGCTGCAGTGGAACCTCTACATCCCGCGGTTGTGCGAACGGGTATCGACCTGGTTTGTCGAGACCGCTGTGCTGTCTGGCATGGTCAGCCTGCCTGACTACTGGGAAAACCCGCATGCCTATGCCCCTGAGTGGATCCCGCCGAAGTTCGAGGCAGTTGACCGTCTCAAAGAGACCATGGCCGACACGTTAGAAGTACGGGCAGGCTTCGATACCCGCAGCAACAAGCTTGGCGAACGAGGTTACAACATCGACCAGATTGATAAGCAGCTCAAGCGGGAGCAAGAAAGCGAGCTGGTACTTGACTCCAACGCCGCCAAGACGGACGGCGCCGGCGCCCTG